GGAGCTCTTTTCGCTGCTATGCACGGAAGTTTGGTTACTTCCTCACTTATTAAAGAGACGACAGACGATGTATCGCAGAACTATGGCTATAAGTTTGGGCAAGATGAAGAGACATATAATATTGTCGCTGCACACGGGTACTTTGGGAGACTAATTTTTCAATATGCAAGTTTCAATAATAGCCGTGCTCTTCATTTCTTTCTTGGTACTTGGCCGGTTGTTGGCATATGGCTGACATCCATGGGTATCTGCACAATGGCATTTAACTTAAATGGTTTTAACTTTAATCAGTCAGTAGTAGATGTTAATGGAAAGATAATCCCTACATGGGCTGATGTATTGAATAGAGCTAACCTCGGTTTTGAGGTAATGCACGAGCGTAATGCTCATAACTTCCCACTCGATTTAGCAAGTGTTGGATCCACACAAATTGCCCTCACCGCCCCAGAAATTGGTTGAAAAAATTTTAATCTATTTAACTTTATTAACTAATTTATTTATATGTTCGGGCGTAATTAGACATTGGAATAACATGCCACATCAAAACGATAAGATGAAAGCTCATAGAATTACTTTTGAGCCAGAACCAGAAAAGAAATATCCTGAAGAATATCAATCTTTAGAAGAAGCTCTCACAGGTGAAAGGTTAAAAGAACCTGAGGGTGATCCTTCTTATTAACGCTACGTCCGTTCATCCCTACTCAGGGACGCATGACCACTAAGCATGGAACGGGGCTTAGTATATGGAGATAACCATGAAAGTTACTTTCGTATATCGTGGCGTTGCTTACACAAGAATAATCGGTTAAGCGGTCTGGGAGGTGCAAGTCCTCCCTATTCAATTTGGCTTTTGACCTCTAAGGAGATACTCATCAGCCGTCTAGACGGTGGGATAGACCACAATATCAACTGAGTCCAAGTAAGACTCACAACTTTTCGTACGACAAGACAAGCAAATATACCCTTACATTTAAGTAAATCATGGCTCATCAGAGTTCAGATTTGACTACCTCGCTAACACGCCAAGGTCAGTCAAACTCAACAGGTGACGCTAGACAACTTTACCTTAAATTGTTCAGTGGAGAAATGTTCAAAGGATTCCAGCACGAGACTATCGCTCGTGACATGGTGATGAAGAGAACATTGAAGAACGGTAAGAGTCTTCAGTTCATCTACACAGGTAGAACAACTGCGGAATACCATACTCCCGGTAACTCAATTTTAGGTAACAGTGATGGCGCACCTCCAGTCGCAGAAAAAACAATTACTGTCGACGACCTACTTATTTCAAGTGCATTCGTTTATGAATTAGACGAGACTCTTGCACACTTTGAATTGAGAGGAGAGATATCCAAGAAGATTGGATACGCATTAGCTGAGAAGTATGACAGACTCATCTTCAGAGCTATCACTAGAGGAGCTAGAGCTGCTTCTCCAATTACAAAGGCTAACTTTGTAGAACCCGGTGGAACACAGATCAGAGTTGGTTCAACAACTAATGACTCTGACGCATTCAACGCAGGAAATCTAGTAACAGCTTTCTATGATGCTGCTGCTGCTCTTGACGAGAAAGGTGTAAGTTCTCAAGGTAGATGTGCGGTACTAAACCCACGTCAATACTACGCACTTATAACTGACGTATCTTCTAACGGTCTTGTAAACAGAGACGTTCAAGGTACTGCATTACAAAGTGGTAATGGTGTTATCGAAATAGCTGGAATTAAAATCTACAAGTCAATGAATATTCCATTCCTTGGCAAGTACGGTACAGCTTTCGGTGGTACTACAGGTAAGACAGCTCCAAGCAATCTTGGATCTCATGTTGGTCCTACTCTTGAAAACGCTTCAGGTGCTTCAACAGGAATCAACAATGACTACGGTACTGCTGCTGAAGTAACAGCTAAGTCTTGTGGTTTGATTTTCCAGAAAGAAGCTGCTGGTGTTGTAGAAGCTATTGGACCACAGGTTCAAGTAACTTCAGGCGACGTTTCAGTTGTTTATCAAGGTGACGTAATCCTTGGAAGAATGGCAATGGGTGCAGATTACTTAAATCCTGCTGCCGCAGTAGAACTTTATGTTGGTGCTTCAGCTCCTTCAGCGTTCTAAATTTATACATTTTATACGGGAGCTTCGGCTCCCTTTTTTTTTATCTATGACTACTCCAATAGCAACCGATACCGAACTATCCGCAGTTAATTCTATCTTGGGTAGCATAGGGCAAGCACCTATAACTGTATTAGCTAATAATCCAAACCCAGAAATAACTTTTGTACACAACATACTTAAGGAATGTATTAAAGATGTACTTAATGAAGGTTGGCACTTCAATACTGAAGAACATGTAAAACAACAACCTGACGCAAATAAACAAATTCCTGTTCCAACAAATTATCTACGCTTTGATTTGCATGATGGTCAAGCCATGAGATCAATGGATTTAGTAAAAAGAGATGGGAAGTTATATGACAAAGTTAAACATACAAATGAATTTGACGATGATGAGTTAGAACTCGATGTCGTTTATCTTTATGATTTTATAGATATACCATCTGCATTTCAAAGATACATAGTTGCATTAGCTTCAACAAGAGCTGCAACACAGTTAGTTAATAACCCTTCATTAGTTCAGTTATTACAACAACAAGAAGCTCGTACCCGTGCTGCTGTTATTGAATATGAATGTGAACAAGGAGACCATTCATTCTTGGGCTGGCCGCATGAAACTAACTACAGATCTTATCAACCTTACAGAGCTTTAATTAGATAAATGGCAAGTGTTACTCAATCAATACCAACATTAACTGGTGGTTTATCTCAACAACCAGATGAACTAAAAATACCGGGACAAGTTAATGTCGCAACCAATGTATTACCAGACGTAACACAGGGTTTACAGAAACGTCCCGGGGGAAAATTAGTAGATTCATTAAGTGATGGAACCTTAAATTCTAACGATACAGGTAAGTGGTTTCATTACTACAGAGACGAAGCAGAACAATATATAGGTCAGATAATTAGGAAAAAAAATGCTGATGGAACTTCTCATGCTGATGATGGCAAGATTAGAATGTGGAGATGTTCTGACGGTCAAGATATGACTGTGACGCATGATGCTGGAACACAAGACTATTTAATACATACTGCTGATGATGAAGTACAGACTTTAACAGTTAATGATTTTACCTACATAACCAATAGAACTAAAACAGTTACTATGGCTCAAGGTACTGATCTTGAACCTGTACGACCAGCAGAAGCATTTATTGAATTAAAACAAGTAGCTTACTCTAAACAGTATTCAGTAAATTTATTTGATAATGATACTACGCAAGCTACATCTACAGCTACACGAATAGAAGTACAGCTATATAAGTCAAGTAATAATATGTGCCATACTGATGGCTCTTTAAGATCGTATGCACTACGCCACACTGATGGTAGTAGATGTACTGGTACTGGTAGTTCCGATAATCAAGCTAAAGATTCTTATTTGCCAAATGTAGCGACACGAATATTTAGTATAGGTAGTGGTACACAACTAACTGATGAAGATGTAGAAGGTACTACAAATACATACAACGTTAGTGTTAACTACAATAATACTGCTGGCAAATCAAATCTATATTTTAGAATTAGAACAACTGGGCAAGCTATCCCAGAGGGTAATAGTTCCTCACCTCAATACCATGGTAGATATACAACTACACATGACTTGTTATATGGCGGTGAAGGTTGGGTAACTGGAGATCAATTCTTTGTATGGATGAACGGAGCTGAATATAGAGTTACGGTCACAGCCCATAGTACTACTCAAGAACAAGCTAATTTAGGTTTAATTAGACCAACACCCACACCTTTTGATACTGAGACAACAGTTACTGCTTCTGCTATTTTAGGTGATGTTCGTAAAGGTATTATTGATACAGGAAATTTTACTTCAGCACAAGTTAAACAAATAGGTAATGGTTTATATATAACTAGAGGCTCATCTTTTAATATATCTACACCAGTTGGTGAGTTACTTAATGTTTTAACGGATTCAATTCAAGATGCAAGTGATCTACCTAACGTCTGTAAGCATGGCTATGTTGTAAAAGTCGCAAATAGTGAAAACGATGAAGACGATTACTACGTTAAGTTTTTCGGTCATAACAATAAAGATGGTGAAGGAGTATGGGAAGAGTGTTTAAAACCGGGAGTTGAAAAGAAGTTTACTGCTTCAACTATGCCTGTACAGTTAATAAGAAATGCTAACGGAACGTTTACTGTTAGTACCGTTGGTTGGGATGAAGCACAAGTAGGAGATACTGATGTTGATGGTACTAACCCACAACCTAGTTTTGTAGGAAAGACTATTAATAAAATGCTGTTTTACAGAAACAGATTAGTAATGCTTAGTGATGAAAATGTAATCATGTCACGTCCCGGGGATTTCTTTAATTTCTGGTCTAATACAGCTATTACTTTTTCAGCTACAGATCCTATTGACTTATCATGTAGTTCTGAGTATCCAGCTATTGTTTACGATGGGATACAGGTAAATGCGGGTTTAGTTTTATTTACTAAAAATCAACAGTTTATGTTGACTACAGATAGTGATGTATTGAGCCCACAAACAGCCAAAATAAATGCTATTTCTTCTTATAACTTTAATCATAAAACTAATCCAATAAGCTTAGGTACAACTATTGCTTTCTTAGATAACGCTAATAAATTTAGTAGATTTTTTGAGATGGCTCGAGTGCTCCGAGAAGGTGAACCAGACGTAGTTGAACAAAGTAAAGTTGTCAGTAGTTTATTAGCTAAAGACTTGACTTTAGTAGCCAATAGTAGAGAGAACTCAGTAATATTCTTTGCTACCAAAGGTGGTACTAAAGTTCAGGGTTTTAGATATTTTACTAGCAGTGAGAAACGATTATTACAGGCTTGGTTTGAATGGGATGTAGTAGGTGAAATTCAGTATATGTGTATGCTGGATGACGCTTTATATATTGTTTATAAGAATAATAGTAAAGATCAACTAATTAAATTTCCTATCAGATTAGATGATAATGGTTTGTTTGCAACAGATACAAAAGGAACTGGATCAACTGATGATGATGTTATATATCGTGTCCATTTAGATAATGCTAAAACTGTAACTCCATCAATTACCTATAACGCAGGAACCAATACAAGCACATTTACTAAACCTACAGGGTTTGAACGCACAACAGATTTATGTGCTTTTGACGCAGATTTTAGTAATAACTTTGGTAGATTTTCTGAAGCTACAGTTAGCGGATCCACAGTATCATTAACTGGTGATTGGACAGGAGAAACTTTTATACTTGGTTATCTATTTAATATGGATATACAACTGCCAACAATATTTATTGGACAAACACAAGGTGATAAGTTTAGAGCAAACACCAGAGCATACTTAACAATACATAGAGTTAAATTTAATTTTACAGATTTAGGTTTATATAAAACAACTATTGAAAGATTAGGTAAGGATGACTACTCTGAAACTTATGAAATGACTCCAGCTACACAAGTGCTGGCAAACCGAATTACAGCAGTTGAAGAAGTTGAGCAGACTGTACCTATATATGAACGCAATAAAAACGTAACTATAAATATTAGTTCTAAGCATCCCTTACCAGCATCATTAGTATCGTTGTCTTGGGAAGGTGATTACAACAATAAATTTTATCGTAGTGTCTAAATACATTCACCCAATAACGGAGGAGGCTGCACTAGCTGTAGCTTCCAACCTTTTACCAGATGACTATAGAGAAGTGGCAGAGGGTCATGGACATGATCCTATCGAAGCAATACCACAATGCTCAAAAATAGGCGACACTGTATATTTCAATGTCCCTGATGGTCAATTAGCAGGAGTAGCAGGAGTACAACCTGATGGCAGAGTCTGGATGCTATGTACACCAGCTATCCTGAAATATCCAAAAACGTTTGCTAGAGAAGCTAAACGATTTGTAGAAAGTAGAGAAGAGAAGTTGCTGTGGAATATCGTTGATAAACGAAACACAGTTCATATCAAACTACTCAGATTCCTAGGGTTCAAATTTCTAAGGGAAGTAAAACATGGACCCAATCAATTATCCTTTATAGAGTTTTGCCGTGTGTTTAGGAGCCGGAGCGAAAGCCCGAAATAAAGCTAAATTAAATGCTTACAAACGTGCCGATCAGGAAAGAGTATCTGACGCAATGGGTAAGATCTCAACAACTAAAGCTAAAAATGTTAGTTATGAGATTGCCAAAGATGATGCTGGTATTGAGTTATCTAAAGTTTATGCCTCAGCAGATGTAGCATTATCTAAACAATCTGATGAGATTGTGCAAAGAGATCAAGCCAGATTTATTAAATACCTTTCTGGAAGTGTCGGAGAGAAGATGGCAGCTAGTGGTAATCAAACTGGTAGAAGAGGTGCTTCATTCACCCAAGCTATCGAGTTAGGTCAGTACTTAGCAGCAGGAAGCCAAGATGTAAATAAATTTACTAAGAGTGCTTATGCGTCCAAATTAAAAGTTGAAGATGCAAGAAACAAAGCAAAGAATTATCAAGATAAACTATTTGCTGATCGTATGAATATAGATATCTTCCAACGTCCACCAGAAAAACCAGTATATGAAAACGTCGCTATGGCTGCACTAACCGAAGGACTCGGTATTGCATCGTCAATAGTTGGCTTATTTCCCGGCTAAATAAAAAATGAGAGAATTTAATCCTAATGGTCCTGTAGATTTAGCTAGTGGTTTACAGAAGAAAGTTAATCAGGACCTACAGTCTTTACGGACTTACAATCAAAGAGCAAACACTGTTGATGCTCAAGCTGCTGAAGTAGCCGAGCAACCATTGAAGCTAATTAATGCTGCACTTGGTTTCTCAAAAACTTTAAAAGATAGACGTGATGCTAATAAAGAAGAGAGAGAAGCAAAACAAATAGCAGCTCTTGATGTTGATTCTAAAAAACTAGAGATTACAACTGAAGGCTTAGATGATTGGATCAAATTTAAAGCTGAATCCCATAAAGATCAAGCTAAATTAAATGAGTATCTAAAAGCCAACTACAACGAAGAGCAAGCTAAGTTCTTAAGAAGTATGGGTAAAGGTAGACTTTTGATTGGTACTAAATTAGTTGCTCAAACTAATGCCAATAGTCTTCCTTTAAAATGGGCTGATTTCCAACGTACTCCAGTAACCTTGTCAGATGGCAGAGTAGTAACTTGGACAGGTACAGAATCAGCAGCAGATCAGCAAGAGTATTATGATGCTTTTAAAATCAAACTTGTACAGGATGGCAAGTTAGATGCTAGTGATGAACTATATCAAGAGACTTATAAACCAGCTTTCGATTCGTTATACAAAACAGCAGTTAGTGTTAAATCACAACAAAAAGTAGCTGCATACGATAAGGAATACGAAGCTGAAAACGAAAAGTTTGTTTATAACGCTGTGAACAACGTCAATGGTAATGTTGGCGTACAAGATTTTATGGGTCTAATTACAGAAGAGATGCCTAACTACGGTGGGGATCTTGGTAAGACCTTTGATGGTTTGTATGAAAAATACGTCATGCCAATGGTAGAAAACAACCAAGTATCTAGAGATCAGTACTACACCTTCTTAATGGGTGTTATGGATCATAAAGGTATGGGTAAAGTATCTATGGAAAAAGGCATGGGTAAAAAACTACACCTACATGAACTAAATAAACAATTTAGTAAAAACGAATTAGAAGATTTAAAAAATAAACAAGAAGCTAAAAAAGCAAAGCAAATAGCTGCTGAAAACGTAGCTTTAGATAATTTAATTCCCGGACTAGAAAACGGTGATTACACAATAGACGACATTATTGAAGCTGAAGGTATGTTATACCAGCAGTTTGGATATGAAAGTACTAAGCTTGCTAACTTGAAAAAGGGTTATCAGATGAAAGATCCTGAAATAGCAACATATGATGCTGCTTTCAAAATTGCTAAAGGTAACGGTACTTTAACTGTTGATATGGTTAATGAAACTGGCAATGCTTTGCTTAAAGAGAAGTGGTTAGCTGATGCTAGAAAATCTGAAGAAACTAGAAAAGGTGATACATACAAACTACAGAAGAAAAACGTAGGCGGTATTGTTAAAGCTAAATTTGGTAAATTATTAGATTCAATTCAATCACCTCAAGGTGGAGAAGTTCAGGCACATTTAAATAAATACTTTGAAGGTAAAGTTAACGAATACATAGACCAATATCCTGACAACATAGATACAGCAATAAATAAAGCTGCTGTTGAAACACAAACTTATTTCAATAACGGTCAAGCTGAAGGTGGTTTATTTGAAGTAGATAAACAGGCTTATGAATCTGGTGGTGATGTTTTTCCTAATTTTAGAAAGCAACAAATTGCAGCAATTAAAGCTATAGATGACGAAGTAAATAAAAGCAAAATAGATTTAGCTAAAAAGAAATTATATACAAGCCAAAGAATTAAATGGGCTGGTGGTAAACATGAGTACGCTATGGATACACCATCAGTTTATTTTACTCAAGATCAAGTTAATGATGCTATTTCTGCCATAAATGAAGAGCGTCCTTCTGAATGGATGACGACACTACAATCGGAATATCCAACTTTAGATATATATGAGACCTTACAAAGGCAAATGTATGCTTTAGGTTATGAAGAGGACCAGATACCACCTAAACCTAAATTTTTAGATGCAGTAGATACACAAGCTGCACCTGATTTAGTTTGCCTTATGAGAAAAGTAGGCATCCAAAATCTACCCACCGAAACTGCTAAGAGACTTTGTATAAGTATGTCTCCAAACGGTATTAACGATAAAGAAGCTGTTAAGAGTGTCTACGGAGACCTTAACATATTTCGCAATAACTCAGAAGATTAATGACAGCAACTCCTACGGGAGGCAGTGAAGAGTTTAACGAAGCCGAAAATCTAGAAGCAAAACATCAAGAAAATTTAGCAGAATTAGCTGCTTTGGAAGGAACTCCACCTGATGTAGAAGATGCTTCAATGATAACTGAGGATACTGAAACCGAAACAACTGACTCCAAAACATTTCAAGATAGAATTGACGCACGACGTGGCAACAATGCTAACCCTGAAGCTAAAGAAAAATTAAAAGATTTCTTTGTACCTGATTATGATGCAGGAGAAACTTTTGCAGATACAGGGTTATACCAATTAACTAATGCACCCTCACAAGGTGTAGTAGATACTATTACAGATACTTTTAACTTCTTTACACATAGTGCAAGAAAAGGTTTTAACATTCCAGCCGTACCTAAAGTTGGAGCTTACGAATCAAATGTATCTCAGGCTATACGTAACATATCTGGATTAGTTATACCTTCCATGGGTTTTAAATCCATGCTTGTTAACAATGCAACTAAATTACAAGCTGCCAAGTTTGGTCCAGCATGGTTACAACGCTTAGGTAATAAAAAATCATTTCAATGGTTTTCTAAGTTTGGTGCTGATGTTGGTACTTCAACTGCTGTTGACTACGTAGCTGAACAAAACCAAACTGATGACAACTTAGTTGCTACTCTTAAAGATTTCTGGCCGAATACATACCAGTTTATTCCTGATGTCTGGGCAACTGGTGATGGAGATAGTCCTGACATTAAAAGAAGTAAGAATGTTAATGAAGGTGCCGTGTTTGGTACCCTTGGTCACATAGTCGAAGGAGTAGCTTTCTTAGCTAAAGCTGGACGTAGTACCAAACGAGCTACGATTATTGCCTCTGATGTCAGTCATCAAAAAAGATTAGAAGAATTAGTAACAGATGAGTTTACAGATATTAAATTCTCTGAAAATCCTATCGAGGATAGTATTATGCGTAATACTGCTCGTAGAGAAAAAGAGCTTGATAACTTAGGAACTTATTTAAAAGCAACTAATCCTAATTCTAAAGAACCTTTATTAGGTGTACATGATGTATTTGATGCAAAAGAATCTGGTTTAATAAATAAATCTGCTGATGGTGTTATTGGTGCATCTATTGATGCAGCTCAAATAGCTAATAACGTTAAAACTTCTTATGGAAGATTAGGAAGTGTAATAACTAACGCTGCACTTAAGCATGGTCTAGAAATAACTAATAGAACTGATGAAGTAATAATTAGAGATCTAGCTGCACAAATAAAAG